CGAACTTCCCGTGGGACAAATTCCTCGGGATGATCAACACTCATCTCGGTAAGCCCTCCGGCTCGACCACGGCGCCAGCTTCCGGTAAGCCGAACTGCACGATCTTCCAGAAGGCTATCCGTACAACGGCCGACAACTCGTGGGGACCGGCCACCGACAAGAATGCCACAGCCATGATCGAAGCCTCTGCGTTCGGGGATTACAGCTTCCCGTACGGCGTCGCGTTCGCTCAGTCCGTTGTCGGCGCGAAGCAGGACGGTCAGTGGGGTCTTCTCTCGAAGAACGCTCTCGCTGCGACCGTCAAGAGCGCCCAGTCAGCGCTCAAGGCCATGGGCTACAACCCCGGAACCATCGACGGCGACTGGGGAGTCAACAGCAACAAGGCCTACGCCAGCGCACGCAGCGCCTGCCACATCTAACCGCCTGGAGAGGCCTGAATGTCTGCAAACCCAGACAGCATTTTGGACATGGTCAAGAAGTCTCTCGGTTTCGAGCCGGACTACACAGCGTTTGACCTTGACATCGTGCTGCAAATCAACTCTGCACTCGGGTCTCTCCAGCAGTTGGGCGTTGGTCCTGTAGAAGGCCTGCTTATTCAGGACAACACCACGCTCTGGTCAGCTCTGACTTCTGAGCCTCGTCTGATAGGCCATGTTCAGAACTATGTCTACCTAACCGTTCGTCAGATGTTCGATCCTTCATCGTCGCGTTTCGGTATTGCGGCCCTGAAGGAAAAGATCGACGAGCTCACTTGGCGGATCAATGTCACGGCTGAATCCATTGATCCGCCGAGTATCCCCCGCAAGAAGCTAGACCGCTGTACCCACGAAGAGTGCGGAGATTTCTGTCTCTTCGTAGAAGCCTACCCGTACGACTAACACGAAAGGCTCATCATGGATGACCAGGAGCTCAGGACCTGCCTCGACGTCGTCGACTCTGGGAAGCCGCTAGGTGTCTGGACCAACCAGCCTGCCGTTCCCGCGACCACCGTCGTGGTGACGAACACGTCTGGCTACTCGATGGGCGTAGAGGTTGGCGTGAACGGCGCCACCATGACCAACGTCAAGGTGGACGGCGTGATCATCGGGCCCGGCACCGTCCCTCGCACGAGTGGCAGGTTCCGGGTGCGCAACGGCAGCACGATCGCGCTCACATACTCGGCGGGCACCCCGGCCTGGCAGTGGTTCTACGAGTAAACCCCTCTGACTGAAAAGAACCACAAAGGAGGGAGGTGAGAATGACAACGTTCACGGCCGCACAGCGCAAGATGTTCGCCAAGATGAAGATCGCGATGCCTGATGGCTCTTACCCTGTCAGGAATTCATCAGATCTGCAGAATGCTATCGATTCTGTTGGCCAAGGCGAGAACGCTGGCGATAACGGCAATGCCATCCGTAAGCACATCTGCGACAGAGCTAAGGCGCTTCATCTCGAGGCCAAGATTCCATCTACCTGGAACTGGGACGGGACTCTGAAGCAGTCTAAAGCTTCGGAGATGTCTCATTCCGAAACGGACGATTCTGTCGACGAGTTTCTGGCGCACTTCGGTGTAAGAGGTATGCACTGGGGTGTTCGGCGAGGTCGAGATGGCTCTGGAAACGACAATGTTCACGAAGATCACGCCAAAGCTGCACAGCTGAAAGGCGTAGTCAAGAAGCACGGTACCAAGGCGCTGAGCAACGACGATCTTCAGACGCTGGTGACCAGGCTTAACCTCGAGAGCCAGCATGGTCGCCTGAATCCCGCGGAAGTCGGTCTCGGTAAGAAAGCCCTGAACGAGCTTCTCGGTGTCGGCGGAAATGTCGGAAAACAGCAGGCGACATCCTTCGGCAACAAGTACGCGGCCAAGGGTATCGAGCTGGCCATCAAGAAAGCCGCGGCCGGGAAGTCCTTACGATTAGAGAGGAGGATCAGCGGTGGCGCTATCGAATACGGCAACGCCAAAGTATTACGGCGCATTCCGTGCCGCGGTTCTGCGTGGAGAAATTCCTGTTAACCGGGAAATCTCACTTGAGATGAACCGCATCGATGACCTCATCGCTGATCCGAATTTCTATTACGACGATGCCGCGATCGAAGGGTTTGTCAAGTACTGCGAGTGTGAGCTAACCCTGACAGACGGCAGTGACTTTTATCTGCTGGACAGTTTCAAGCTCTGGGCTGAAGCGCTGCTCGCATGGTTTTATTTCGTTGAGCGAAGTGTTTACACGCCTAATGAAGATGGTCATGGCGGACATTACGTTCGCAAGACCATCTGCAAAAGGCTCATTAACAAGCAGTACCTGATTGTCGCTCGAGGCGCGGCCAAGTCGATGTACGCGGAGTGCATTCACAGTTTCTTCCTGAATGTCGACACAGCCACAACGCATCAGATCGCCACTGCTCCGACCATGAAACAGGCTGAAGAGGTGATGGCGCCCTTCAGAACAGCGATCACGAGAGCCCGCGGTCCGCTATTCCAGTTTTTGACCGAAGGATCGCTCCAGAACACGACTGGCTCAAGAGCGAATCGCGTAAAGCTCTCATCAACTAAGAAGGGCATTGAGAATTTCCTCACCGGATCGATGCTAGAAGTCCGTCCCATGGCTATCAACAAGCTGCAGGGACTGAGGCCGAAAGTTTCGAGTGTCGACGAGTGGCTATCCGGAGATCTTCGTGAGGATGTTATCGGAGCAATCGAGCAAGGAGCATCTAAACTCGATGATTACGTCATTGTCGCGACAAGTTCTGAAGGAACTGTACGGAATGGTTCTGGTGACACGATCAAACTTGAGCTTGCTGATATTCTCAAGGGCGATTACCTCAACCCCCACGTTTCGATCTGGCATTACAAGCTGGACGAGCTGGAAGAGGTCGCAGATCCGTCGATGTGGCCCAAGGCGAACCCGAACCTCGGAAAGACAGTCACGTATGAGACGTATCAGCTAGACGTCGAGCGTGCTGAGAAGGTTCCCGCATCAAGGAACGATATTCTCGCGAAGAGATTCGGGATTCCCATGGAGGGATTCACGTACTTCTTCACATACGAGGAAACTCTTCCTCATCGCAAGCGTGAGTTCTGGAAAATGCCCTGCGCTATGGGCGCTGACCTATCACAAGGCGATGACTTTACAGCGTTCACGTTCTTGTTCCCGATCAGGGACGGAATGTTCGGCGTCAAGACCCGAAGCTATATCTCAAGCCTCACGATGATGAAGCTGCCGGCAGCAATGCGGCAGAAGTACGATGAATTCATCGAAGAAGGCAGTCTCCACGTCCTGGATGGCGCAGTCCTGGACATGATGGAAGTTTACGAAGACCTCGAGCGCTTTATTCTGGCGAACGAGTTCGATGTCCGAGCGTTCGGTTTCGACCCGTACAATGCCAAAGAGTTTGTGACCCGATGGGAAGCAGAGAATGGCCCCTTTGGTATTGAGAAGGTTATTCAGGGCGCCCGGACAGAGTCTGTCCCGCTCGGTGAGCTTAAGGCTTTGTCAGGAGAGAGAATGCTGATCTTTGATCAGGCTCTGATGACGTTTGCCATGGGCAACGCGATCACCATCGAGGACACGAACGGCAACCGCAAGCTATTCAAGAAGCGTCAAGAGCAGAAGATCGACAATGTCGCAGCCATGCTGGACGCTTACGTGGCATACAAGCTGAACAAGGACTCATTCGAATGAACCAGAAGGTAACTCAGGTCATCGTCGTTCCCGCCAAGGATTTCCGGGAGCACCAGGGCACCGAGCGCATGTCGCTTTTCAATGAGGACGGTTCGCCTCTCGGACCTGTCTCCGACACGGGCGAGACACTCCTCATGACCGGCTACGAGTCCGGGGAAAGCGGAGACGTCAGTGCCGAAGACACCGTCAACTCGGCCGTCGCGAAGCTCGAGGCTCGGCTCGAGGCTCTCGAAGCTCAGCTGAAGACGTCAGCGTCGAAGGCTGACTCGAAGACCGACGCCAAGTCCTGATCTAGAACGCTCGCTCTGCAGGCAGAAAAGAGGTGAATAATGCCGGACATGAGCGTAGAAGAACTTCTCATGCATCATGGCGTAAAAGGCCAACGGTGGGGAGTTCGGAGAGAACAAGCTGAAGCCACGAGTAAAACCGTTGGGAAGCGCGTAGTAACTTCTGGAAAAGAATCTCTAACTGCCACAAAGAGCCGCGCAGTAAAAGTCGGTAAGTTCTACGGTAAGCATCCCCGACTGGCCGTGCCGTCAGTATACGCAGCGCTCTTTGTGGCTGGCCACGCCGTTGACGTGGTTCGTGTTGGAAAAGCGGCAACGCTGTTGTTCATCGCTGCTTACAAGACTTACAACCTGAGCAATCTTCCCCCTGAGCAACTAGCAATTGGCCGGAAGATTGTTCAGGGATACGTGTTTCACAGCTCCGAGTAGATAGTCGAAGTTTCAGCGTCGGCTACTCGCTCAGCTTACAACACCGGCCTCTACCAGAGAAAGGGGGTGACGTATTGGGTAAAATTACGGATCGAATTAGGCACGCC